AAGTATTACATGCGGGTCTGCTGATACAGGGGTGTCACTTCCCCCACCAAATGCCGCCACTATAGCGGCTTGCACTACGGCTCTTTTAGTAGGGTCATTAAAGTCTGCTTGAGCGTAAGGACCAAGTATAGTACATGTTTTTGTCATATTACCATCTACTCATTGTAATTTTAGCGTCTACCAAGAGCAAACCATTTTCCATGTATAAGTGCATCTCTAGCAAAAGTACCTATGTTGGTAATGTATTCTGTACCACATGCTATGTTAAGTGTCTTGTTAACTTCGTCTATACCAACTGTTACTGCAATTTGGGTTGATTGTGCTACATCTTCGGCATTCATAGCAGTTAGTGAAGGGCCTATTACATAGATTCTATCGTTATTGGCTAATGCTGTTTCAGTACCACCAACTATTTCTATACTAGTACCCGGACCGTTCATACCCGATATTATTCCTATTCTTGTATAAGTAGAGTTCTCATTATGAAGACCAGTCCCCGCATCGCTTTTGTAAATCGCTTGTCCACTATGTAGCACTTTTTGAGCGATTATATTATCTACTGTAATTGAAGTTTGACCTGCGGCCACTCCACTACCATCGTTAACTAATAACCCTGTCCATGTACCGCTTGTTATGTTTCCACCGGCCATCATTACTTCACTTAAAAAATCATCATATTTGACGGTTGTACCACCATTTCTAAAAGTACCAGTCAATAATGTTAGGTTTCCTAGTGTAGTAACTCTAATATCTGTTTCTGTAGTTCCCATATATATCACCTCAAGAACGACGACCAAATGCAAACCATGTACCATCTTGCCCTGCTACACATTGTATAACTAAAGAACTACCATTAATAAGTGAAAATACTCCATCAACACCTGCTCCTGTACCGGCAGTTCCACTACCGGCATTAGCACCTGCTCCTACTATAGTTGCAAGCAAAGTAGATAAATCAATAGTTCCACCTGCGTCGCCTCCACCATTAGTAAATGTACCTGTCACCATAAAAAGGTCGCCAATATAATGCGGTCTTGTGTCTATTGTACTTTCAAATGCCATTATTCGTCACTTCCTGTTTCTGTGGTATCTTCTGCTTCACTTAAAACTTCCTCAACTACAGGTGGATTCAAATGCGATTCCACTAAAGCCAAAGCCGCCGTTTTAGTTAGATAACCTGCGCCTGTTTTGACTCCGTTATCTTTAAGCCATTTTAGAATATCTTTTCTTGACCATGCTACATCCGGTATACCGTCATCTTTCAAGTCAACAGTTTCTCCTTCATCGCCTTCAATAAGGAAGGTTCTAGTATCTAATGTGTGTCGCCACTTGTTAAGCCACTCTTGAGAAACTTTGGTAGGTTTACCCCTTATCCAAAGTCCTTTAGAGCCGACCATTCGAGATTCGTAATAAACCCCTTTATAGGTTACTGTAGGCAATTAGCCCACCTCACATTAGTAGTACTGTTAGGTCACTGTCTGCGGCGGCGTTAGATGGTGTTAGGTCAATCTTTAGTGCGTTTGAACTGCTAATTGTTCCTACAATTGTATGTGCTACTCTATCATTTCTACCTAGTATTGCAATAATTTTGCTCACAGGTGTTCCGTCTTGACCATCTGTTGAAGTTGTGTCAGTTGAGAAAGCAATATATCCTCCTGTAGCGGCCTTTGCTTGAACTCTTACTGTGACCATTCTCATTGAGCCACCGGCGTTGTTGATAGTGTCATCATTGGTAGCGGTGAAACCGGTTATACTACCGGGGTATGCACCTTCGGCACCTGCGGCACCGTCAAGCCATCGAGTTTCGTCAACTAGAGAGCCAGTTCTCATGTCTAAGTCAAGTAGAATTTCTACATTATCTATTGCCCCATCATCTGCTGTTACTGTTAGTCCTTTTTTTGTATCTGTTAATGCCATATTTAATCATCTCCTTAATATTTTTTTTCTCCATTAATCCTCACTGTAAGTCACGAATAGAGCCGTGGCCTCCAAAGAAAGTAGTCCAAACTTCTCCCATTGAACGGTACATACCCTCTTGTCCTAGACGGTTAATAGCGAATGGGTCACCGGTTTCGATACCGGATTCAAAGTACTGAGTTGGTATAGCAGTTGAGAAGTATAAGTAATCAGTATCTAGGAAGTACATACGGGATAGTCCGTCTTTTTGTATATCCTTAGATGGGATAATAGGTACACCGTTGTAGGTTGCTACGATGAAACCGGCTTCAATACCCGGTACACCCTTAACACCGTTGTAAGTTGGTGTAACTCTCTTCTCTTCCATGAACCTTTGTTGGCTTTGTAGTAGTTGTTGTAATCTCATTAGAGTATCATATCCAGTTAGGATAACCTTTGGATTTCCACCACGAACCCAAATCTGTTGGAATAGGGTGTCCAAATGGTCTAGTGAAAGAGTTCTACGGCTACCTGCGGCTCGGTCTGCGCCACAGTTTACTTCTGCATTTGACCAAGCGTTAGCATTTCGGCTAATACTGTAAATGTCAAGGTCAGTTGCGCCACAGTGGTCTGTACCTGCTGATGCACCGGTTTCCATAGATGTTAGTCCACCGCTTGCGCCACCATCGTTACCAGTGATTCTGTCAAGTGACTCGAAATCATTACCTGCAACTGTTTCAGCGTCTTCTGTCAACATCTTGTTGATGTGTTCTGCGTGGTGCTTACCCATTTCTTCCTTTAGTACTGAGCGAATGTCGCCTAGTCCGTCATCTTTGTCAGCCAAGAACATAGCAGTTTCACTCATGTCGAATGTGTGAACAACTGTCTTTGGTTTTGCCGCAATATGTTGGAACTGTGGTTTAGTTGTGTCCGGTAGAGTTGCGTTTTCTGCTACACCGCCACCTTTCTCGAATGATGGTCTGTCAGTAATAACTCTCCAACCGCTTCTTTCCCACGGCCTCTTAGGTAGTATTGAAAATGCGTTGAATTCTTGGTTCAATTGTGACCAAACTTTTCTACCGTAAATTGCTTGGTAAGTACCTGCTGTACTACTTAGCATTGGTGCATCTGCTTTCAATAACTCACTACCGGAGTAGGAGTAGCCCATAGCGTTTCCTGCACCGTAAAAGTATCTTTCCATATCTGTTATGTTTCTTATGTAATCTCTTGCCATATTATTCATCTCCTTTTTTTAATTTATTATCCTCAAGCACTCCTGTATACACTGTTTGCTAGTGTATGTACCTCATCCCAAGACATGTTGTTTAGGTCTTGGGTAGACGGGATTGTTACATTGTTAGAACTTGCAGATTTTGCAATTGTTGTTCCTTCTGTGGTTAGGTTATCAATTCTTTCGGATAGTCCCTCAAGAGCCTTCATAACTTCACTAATTGGTTCACGAGCATCAAATTGTGCTTTTTCTGCTTCGGACTTTGCAACTGCTTGCTCATTAGCAAATCTTGAAGCAAAGTGTCCTTCTAGGTCACCACGGAATTGTTGTTCCATAGCCGCCGCTTTGTAAACTTCATAAGCCGCTTCAATATCACTTGAAGAAACTTCATTAGGATTAATGTAGGATTTTGAAAGGTCAGCAGGACCCATAGCCCCTGCCGGTTGCTTTCCACCACTTGTACTTACTGCGCTGATAGCACCAGTTGATGGGCTACCTGCGGTTTGTCCTCGGCCTCTAACTTGTCCGGCGAAGTAATCTGCACCGTCTACTGTATCCGGGTTGTCGAATCCACCAAGTTGTGCTTTCTCAAGAGCATCAAAGTGCGCTCTTGCATCTGCGGTATTTACACCTGCGGATTTAAGAGTGTCTTCCATCCAATTTAGGTACTCGGCACTAATGACATCACTGTACTCGTTTCCTTTGTACATTTTGTCATCTTTGTCTTCTTTCTTATCCTTCATTTCTTTCTTTTCATCTTCGGCCTTCATCTTATCATCCTTCTTTTCTTCTTTGTCGTCGGAATCATCTTTCTTACCCTTGAGATGCTCTCGGAGTTGAGGTGGAATTTCACCTTTCTCCATAGCGTCAAGTCTTGCTTCTAGCCTGTTCATTACTGCATTTAGGTCATTGTCTATATCTGTCATTTTACTCACATCTTCTTTTAAAATTCTAAATTGCGCTTCCGGGTTAATACCTTTTTCGCAAATTGTTATTTCGTGGAGTTCCATTTTACTTATTTCTTGGTATTCTCCATGTTCTCCATCAGCCTTTCTAACACGCTTGAAAGCCTGTCCACCAATGGAAAATCCTTGCAAGTTACCCTTGCGTATTTCTGCGGCTACTTCACGAGCCTT